TAATATATATTAATTCTAATATATTATATTCATTATTATTATTAATAATATTTTTTTCTATTTCTATGATTTTATTATTAATATCAATAATTATTATATTAATAATATCTATTTTTTTTTTTATTTCAATATATTCACACCAATGTATAATTAATTTATTATCAAATTCATTAATATCTGCCATATATAAATATAAATATAAATATATTTAATATATATATATTTATATTTATATTAAATAATTATTTTTTACCACAATAATTATCCATATAAATATAATATAACCAAAAAAATGGACCTAATAAAGTAGCAATTAATAATCCTAACACATTTTCTGTTTTACCTTTATTTTTAAAACAATATATAGACATTATCCATCCTAATATACCCATTATTAACCAAATAATAGTAAAAATAGAATATAAAGTTATATTATTTGATTTTTTTTTATCATTATAATTAATATTTGTATTTTTTATACCCCAGTCAGCAGGCATTCTTATTGAATTGTCATATGTAGATTTAAACTTTTCTATTGTTTTTTTACTACCACTATAATTATTATTACTCATTACTATTCTATAATAATATAATATTATTTTTTATTATTTACTTAATGTTAACAAAAATTAAATATATATAAGGATTATTTGTATTATTTAATAAAAGATTAGATTATTATTAATGTCCACTTTTCAAAAAAAATTACAACATGATAGAAATAATGAAGAAACTTCTAATGCTGGATTAAAATGGGACGTAGCAGACGATGAATATTTAATTTCAAACGCTATGGCTGGAATGAGTATTGAGGAACTGCGAAAAAATTTAAAAAGAACACCTGGTAGTATTAAAACGCGATTAATCATTAACGCATTATATAAAATAGATAACGAAAATGCTGATAGAGATACAATTTGTACGCAATTAAATATTACAGATAATGATATTAAACAATATGAACAAAAAAAAATACAAAGAGATGATAGAAGGAACAAAAAAACATATTATGATAGAGGAGGAAATGATCGAGGTAATTCTTTCCCCTCTAATGAATTGGCAGAAATTTACGAAGCTCTTTCTATCATTACCAAAAAATTGGATAATCTATCAGATAAAGATAATGAAATTCTAAAAGTCCTTAAAAAAAGTTCTTAAAAATTAATTTTTATATGTTAAATAATAATTTAATAATATTTAATAATGTGGTTATTAATATAACTAAAAATATATTAACAGCAATATAATGATTTGTTATTACATCTTTTTTATCTGGATAAAATCTTATATCAGATTTTACATTTGATAATAATTGTTTCCACGATAATTTGCCATATCCATTCGATACAGTCATTGCTGTAAGTGTAGAATTTTTTACATTAGGATGTGTAATACATTCAATACATAATTTACCAATATTATCATAAGATATTTTTGATATTGGGATATATTTACCATTGTCTGATATTTCTAGAGAATAGTCTATATCAGTATCATAAGACATTATTCCTGGTCTAATAATAGTATATGATATATTTGAATTTCTAAGTAAATATTCTCCAGCATAATTCCATGGTTTACTCATCGAACTAAATATATTAATAATTATTGATGGAAATGACCATGGATTTTCTCCATTTCCTGTAACTCGAATTATATGTTTACATCTTTTTGTTTTTTTTGCTGCTGTTATTATATTATTTATGCCTATATAATTAACATACATTGGATGTGATTTATCATTTATATTATAATTTAATATATCTGTAAATTTAGTAATACGTGTTGATCCATGTAATGCTAAACAGGTATCACAATCTTCTAATAGTTTTATAAGACTTTCTTCATTATTTATATCACCGTCTATTATTTTAATATTAGAAAAAGAACTATAATATTTAATTAATTTGGAATTAACACTACAATTTGTATAGTTATTTAATTTATACGGATGTCTATTTAAAATTTTTGTTGATATATTTTTTTTTAATAAATTATTAATTACATTTCTACCTAATTTACCGGTTGAACCAATTATGGCTATATTACCATATGAAAAAGCAGATATATTATAAATAAAAGTGAATAAAATAACTAATAACATAATAATATTATTATTATCAATCTTTTATATTAAATTAATATTTTTTTGTAAAATTCCATAAAACAACATGATTTTCTATTATACTATGTTTTTCTAATTTCCATGTATAATAAGTAGATGATAAACAATTATTAATATCAGAATTCATATCTATTAAATAATTTAATATAAAAGGTTCCCCTGATAAAAAATAAACGCCTTTTTTGTATTTTTTTAAAAGTACGTTAGCAAAATTGTAAGGATCTATATCCATTATTAATACATTTTTTTTTGCTATTTTTAATGTATTTTTTATTATTTTTCTTCGAGCGGTTGAAGGCATTTCATGTGTGCTAAAAAATATTGTTACAACATCGTAACTGTCATTTTCTCCATAATTTTCAGCATTCTCATATAGAAATGTTGTATTTGTATTTGTTTTAATTAATTTTGCTATCTTTAACATCTCTTTAGAAGTATCTATTCCGATATCTCCAATTCTTGTACTAAGTCCAATACCACAACACATATCTAATATAGTATCATTTTTGGGTATTTTATTTAATATTTCCTTACGAACATTAATTTTATTATAAGATAAATAATCTATAATATATGTAGCAAATGGTGATAATAAAGCGTGTATAAATCCATATATACCTATATTACCAAAATTATGAATACGATTATCATACCAATATTTATTTATATATACATTAGGATCTGGAATATATTTTATTGGTAAATTATTTATAGCAGCAATTTTTTTTTTATTATTTATTATTATTTTATTAAAATTAAATGAATATGAATAATTAATATATATTAATATTATTAATAATTTATTTTTCATTTATATAAATATTTATTTATATATAAAAATAAATATTTATATAATAATAGAAAGCAATTTCTTTATGATATAATATATAATGTATATTAAAATAAATGCTGCAAAAAATACTATAACTTTATGTAAATTAATTTTTCATAAATCCAATTGGAACGCTAATGATTTTAACTGGATTTATAATAAAACTCCTGGTTTTTCTAATATTTTATGCGATTGTGATAATATTAAATCGTGTAAATCAAAATTTAAAGAAAACCCAGATAATATTAATTTTTCAACTTCAAATAAATATAATATAAATATATCAAAAAAATATAGACCTTTGTTTAAAATGTTAAATTAATATATTTTTTTTATTAATTATATATTTAAAGATTAATTATATAATTAATATATAATATTAATGAAAATTTATACAAAAAAAGGTGATACTGGTACAACTAGTTTATATGACGGTAGTAAAGTAACAAAAAATAATATTATAATTCATTCTGTAGGCGAATTAGATGAATTAAATTCGGAATTGGGAAGTGTATTAGCACATTTAGATATTAATAAATTAAATGAATCTGATATAAAATATTTTAATTTATTAAATAATATACAATCCCAATTATTTGATCTAGGTTCTATTATGGCCAATAATCCTAATAGTAATAATATTAAAAATAAAGGACTACTATTTGATAAAAATAGTGAATTTATTTCCATTATTGAAAATTATATTGACGAAATGACAAATAAACTACCACAATTAAAAAATTTTATATTACCAGGTGGTAATGTATTAATTTCTACTATTCATAGAGCGAGAACTGTATGTAGAAGAACAGAAAGAAGTATTACTTTAATAAAATATGAACCTTTATATTTTAATGAAGATACTGATATTATTTCTATTGAAAATATGAATAGATGTTTAGCATATATTAATAGATTGTCTGATTATTTATTTACATTAGCAAGATTTACAGCACATATTTGTGATATTCCAGAAATCATATATATTAAAACAAAAATTATTGAATAAATAAATAGAATAAAATAATATATTATTTTTATTTAAAAAAATGATATATATTATATTAATATTTATTATAATATAATGGATTATCAAAATTGGGAACCAGTTGTTATTTATGGAAATAAAAATAATAATAGTAATAGTAATAGTAATAGTACACAAAATTATTCAGGAACTAATGTGCTTAAAAAATTAGAAAATGATGAAATTTCTACTTTACCAAAAATAGACTTTAATATTTCTAAAGAATTAATTAAAAAAAGAAATTTAGTTAATATTACTCAAAAACAATTAGCACAAGCACTAAATTTGCCCATTAATATAATTTCTGAATTAGAAAATGGAAAATCAAGTATTAATAAAGGGCTTGTTAATAAAATTAATAGATATTTAGATAAATTATAGTTTAGATATATCTTGTATATAACACTTATAACCACTGTGAGATAATTTATGTGTATATTTTGATAATAAATTAATATCAAACACTATATTATTATTTTTTTTATCTATATCTATATCAATAATTTTAGATATTGTTTCCATATTATTATCGACTATATATATTTTATTATTTTTTTGTAAAAATATTACATTTGGCATTATTTTATTATTTATTATTATTAATTTAATTTTAAATGATTTAAATTTATAGTTATACTAATATATAGATATGGATATAGAAAAATTAATTAATGAAACAGTATTAACTGATTGGAAAGAATTATTAATTGAACTAGTACAACCTTATAAATATAATATAAATAAACTATTAAATAAAGAAATAAATTTTTATAAAAATAGAATTTTACCAGATAATAATCTTATATTTAATTGTTTTAATCATTTTAATATTAAAGATATGAAATGTATTATTATTGGACAAGATTGCTATCATACATTAGGTGTCCCAAATGGTTTATGTTTTTCTCACAATATACAAAAAAATAACAAAATACAACCCTCCTTATTAAATATTTTTAAAGAATTATATAGAACAGAAAATATTATTAGAATTAATCCAGATTTATCTGATTGGGCTAAACAAGGTTGTCTTTTATTAAATATGTCTTTAACTGTTTTACAATCTTGTCCAAATTCTCATAAAGATATTTGGAATAATTATTTAAATGAAATTGTAGAATGGATAGCAAAAAATTGTGAAAATTTGTGTGTTATGTTGTGGGGAAATTTCGCACAAAAAACTGAAATATATTTTGAAAATACTAATAATATTATATTAAAATCGGGACATCCATCTCCATTAAATACCAAAAACTCATTTATTGGATGTGGACATTTCTCAAAATGTAATAAATACCATAATATAAAATGGGCGTAAATTTCATTAAAATAAAAAAAAATGATTTTTTGATTTTATTAATTTAATTATCAAATGATGAATTATTCGAACTTTAAAAATATTATGTCAAATCATAATAAACAAATTTATATCTATAAATTTAATAATATTATCAATGAAGAACATATTATTCTATTTAAAAAATGCTTTAATGATTGGAAAGGTGTTAGTGATGATGATATTAATAATTTAAAAGATATTGTTGCTAAATATACAGATAATAATACTAATATTAAAGGATGTGTTAATTGTGATAGTATTGAATTATTTAATGAAAATTATACAAAACATTATTATATTAGATTTACTAATGATAATGATACTGAAATTTATTATATTGACGGGTGTTATCAATGTGGAGTTAATAATGAAAGTTTTGATTTATTGCTTATGATGCTGTCCTATTAAAATATTAAACATAATTATATATCATTTTTTCTATAAAAAATGATATATTTATAATATATATATATATATATATATATATTATAATATTAATAAATATATGAATGATATACTAGATTATAATTTATTTGTAAATCAAAATTTACCTTTATTTTTAGAACAATTTCCTAAATTATCTAAATTAAATATTGGAAAAAAAATAGATGAAAGATGGGAACACTATAAATTATGGAATGGATTATATTAATATAATTAACATAAATTAATGTATATATATATATATATATATATCTTTTTTTTATAAATTAATTTAAAACCATTTTCTGTTATATAATTAGATAGCATATCACTTGTAATATCACTAATTTCTTTAATTTTTTTTCCATAAGTTTGAGGATTTTTAGGAAATAATCTAACTTTATGAGGCCAATGCGAAGTCATTCTTAACTCGTTAAATGCCTTTTTTCTTTTTTCTAATTCTCTTTTAGTTGCTAAACTTCTTGGCGTCATACAAATATACACTACACATCTAAAATTAAAATTATTAGGAGAGGTTTTATCAACCGGATTACCATAATGAACTGTTCTGCTATCCCAAAATACACCATAACCTTTTGGGCATTTAATTCTTTTTTCTAAACAATTATTATTAATATAAAAGTCATATTGTTCTTTATTTTGTAATTTAAACCAATCCTTTTTATCTTTAATTTCAAACTGTTTTTGGAAATCTAAATGATAATTATTACTATTTTCTAATATAACTAATGTAGCATCACCTTCTTTAGTATCATAAGCATTAATCCAACTTTGAATACATTCAAAATTATTTCTAGTATAACTTTGATCTACATGAAACCAAGAATTTTGATTTCTAACTGGTTTATCTAAAATATAAATACTCGCACCATCAAAACTAACAATTAAATCGTCAGTATCCCAAATTTTAGAAAAAACTTCTTTTACTTTGGAATTTTGACGAACCTTCCAAACAAGTTCAGAATGTCCTACTTTCCAGTGTTGAAGTAACATTTTATGATTGGGATATAATTCTAAAATTTGTTTATAAGTATCTTTATTATTTCTATTAATAGGAATTTCAAAATTATTTGTTAAATATTCTAATAAATTCCATTTATCATTTATCATTTCATTACATTCATTATTATCTAAAATAGGACATATAGCAACCCCATATTTTTGAATAGTTTCTTTAATATTTTCTATATCAGTTAAATATTTTTCAAATTCATATGAATAAGACATCATATACAATATTATATATTGTAAAAAAATCAATTTTTATTATATGTATATTGATTTTATAATTATATATTTATATAATAGTTAAATGCAATTAAATAATAATAATATAATTAAAAAATCTATACCAAAAGATATTTTATTATATAATAATATTAAAAAAAAAATATGGGAAAAAAATCCTATACATTCTGCTTACCGTTCGGGAATGTTAGTTAATGAATATAAAAAAAAATATGAAAAAAAATATAATAATAAAAATGCTTATAAAGGTACAAAACAAAAAGATGGATTAACAAGATGGTACAAAGAAAAATGGAAAAATCAAAGAGGTGAAATAGGATACAAATATAAAAATGATATTTATAGACCCACTATAAAAATATCAGAAAATACACCATTAACATATAATGAATTAAGTAAAAATAAAATAAAAAAAGCTATGATTGAAAAAAAAAAAACTGGAAGAGTAAAAAAATTTGGAAAATAAAATAAATTATTAAAAATAATTATTTATTATTAAAATATAATAATAAATTTATTATATTTATTAATTTATCTATATCCTTAATATTTTCATATATATCTATATTATTTGATGTTTTTTTATCCAATTCTATTTTTAATTCTCCTTTTTCTGATATAATATTAATTATTTTAATATTTTCTATATTTATAAATATTTTATTATCAATAATTATTTCTTTTAATTTTAATTTTGTATTATCATATATTTTTTTTTCATTAATATCTTTGGATTTATTACCATATTTATTTAATGTTTCAGTTCCTTTTAATATAAATTTTTGCGTTTTTCTAATATCTTTTAAATATTTAGCATATAAATTTCTATCTATATTTTCCTTTTTTAATTTAAAATTATTATTTAATGCTAATTTTATTTTAAAACAAAAACATGAATAATATAAATTAAATAATATTAAAAATCTTATTATATTTTTCATTAATATATAATATTATAATATTTAATTTATATCATTTTTTAAAAAATTAAATATTATATTAAAGTAATATGTATTTTAAAGATTATCCAGAATTTAAACCAAATATTACACCTAAAAAAATGTTTGAATTGGGAATTATGGGAGGTACATATTTTAGAAAAATAAAATCACCTAAAACACAAAAAACTTACAAAAATCATCATAAAAAATTTACATTTTTAAAAAATATATCTAATAATAAATTAATAAAACAAATATACGATAAGGATATTAACTATTATAAAGTTAAGGTTGGTACATCTTACGAATTTTGGACTAGTAAAAATTGGATTAAAGAAGACATTGATCCTTATGGTTGGATAGAATGGTATTGTAATTTTTATAATGGTAGAAGAAGCATTGACGACTTAAGACAAATTAATAGATGGAAAAAATCAGCAGGTCCTAAAGGTAGATTTAGAAATCAATTACAAAAAAAAGTAAATCAACTTGGGAATAATAAAAATACTATTTATCCAAGACTT